ATGAAAGACATACTAATAGCACATTTAATTTGTGGGAAGGCAATAAATATAAGAGCAATATTTTGAAGTATAAAAAAGATAATGATGGGTTTCATCCAACGCAAAAACCTATTTTATTGCTTGAAGATTTGATAAAGACGTTTAGCAATGAAAATGATTTAGTAGTGGATTTGACAATGGGAAGCGGAAGCACTGGAGTTGCTTGTAAGAATACAAATAGAAACTTTATAGGAATTGAGAAAGACGATAAATATTTTGAAATAGCAGAAAATAGAATAAATGGAACGGAATTAAAACCTAACAACTTTGAAAAAGTTGAAGAGCGTGGGCTTTTTTTATTTTAATTTTTTCAAACGAAATGTTGAAACGAAGAACGTCTGCCCTATTGCTTATAACGGCTGCGGCTATGTGCAGTAGCGGATTTGAAACACAAAACTTTAAATATAGAACGAATTATGATAGTAGAACAAATGTTGAAGAACGCACAGACACCGCTATTGCATATAGCCGATGTTAGCGGTAGTGCTTTATTTCAAGGCGATTGCTTGGATATTATGCCTTTGATACCTGATAACAGTATTGATTGTATAATTACAGACCCACCATACGGAACAACCGCTTGTAAATGGGACAGCATTATACCTTTTGATAAAATGTGGGAACAATTAAATAGGATAATAAAACCTAATGGAGCTATTGTGTTGCACTGCTCGCAACCTTTTACAAGCGCTTTGGTAATGAGTAATGCTAAAAATTACAGACACCAATGGGTATGGAACAAAAACAATAGTGCTGGCTTTGCTACTGCTAAAATAAGACCATTTGCAATTTGTGAGGATATTTTAGTATTTGGATTAAATAAAGTTAATTATTACCCACAAATGACTAATGGCAAAATGAGAAAAAAAGGCGGATACAGTAGTAGTGATAATTACGGATTAAAGCCTACTATTAGTTACAATGATGAATACTATCCTAAAAACTTGATAAATATATCAAATGCAAGCCAAAATGGCAAACAACACCCAACACAAAAACCAATTGAACTTATGGAATATCTGATTAAAACATACACTAATGAATCTGAAACGGTTTTAGATTTTACAATGGGTAGTGGGAGTACATTAGTTGCCTCTAAAAATCTTAACCGTAAATTTATCGGAATTGAAAAAGAGCCTAAATATTATGAGATTGCCTGTCAGCGATGCGGTTTTTAGCATTACCGCTAACTCCTAAATAAACGCATCTAACCACAACACAATGAATAACAATTATATACATGAGTTAAAACACGATACCACACGTCAAGTAGTGATTGACATGCGCATGGTTGAGGTACCGATTAAAGAGTACAAAGGATGGAAGTACGTGAATTACAACGGTACGAAAATAGGATTATCAAATATTCAAATTTTAAAAGAAGAAACAGCAGATTTTAAGTACATTTTTAAGTACGGATTTAGAAAAATATAGAACACTTTGGATTTTAAAACAAATTAAAAAATGAAAAAAATAAAACCACAGGTAAAAGAAATACTTACCGAAAATTTACAATCACGAGATAACGAAAATCTATTAGTCATGCTGGTTTATGAGATGTTTTACGACGCAGATAGGCTATATAGCTTAGGTGAAATATTTAGCCTAATAGATAACCAAAAAATACCTAGCATTCAAACGATACAGCGTTATTCACGACAGATACAAAGTGAAAGTGAAGAATTACGTGGTGAACTTTGGGAGAAAAGGCAAAGATTGCAAAAGCCTGTACAAAAAGAATTAGGTTATAACGTAAAAATTTAAAAATAAAGTTGAATAATTAAATATTATTTACTATATTTGCATACGGATTTGGAACTCCTAAAATTTGACAGATGAAAGAAAATATAACTTTAAATACTACCGTAACAATTCCACCAGAGTTTGTCAAATCTCTGTTCCAAGTGGTTTTGTTGCGGTTTTTTAATTTATATTTATGAATAAAATCACCACAATTTCTACATTAATCAAACTTTATTATGACGTTTGTGATAATTATGAAGATTACATGCCCAAAGAAATTACACCTACCGAAATATCTATTTACAGAGCAAATATTGTAAATACAATCTACATTTTAATTAACAATAAAATGCCATTAGGTAGCGATACTTTCACTTTATTGCGTGTTTTAAACAATGATATTACAGGTAAAAGATTAACAGCAGAACAAATTATTTCACGCTTTAAAATTAAGGAATAATGCTAGATATATATACATTGTCAAGAAATTGGTTTAATTGGTGTTTTGAAAATCCTGAAAAAATAAATCCAAACCATAGTGCATTGTATTTTTTTTGTATTGAGCATTGTAATAGATTGGGGTGGAAAGAGAAATTTGGACTACCAACTTCAATGGCAAAAGAAGCAATTGGAATAAAATCATATAATACTTATAAAAAAACTTTAGATGATTTAGTAAAATTTGGGTTTATTGAAATGATAGAAATATCAAAAAATCAATACTCTAGCAATATAATTGCTCTATCAAAAAAGACAAAAGCACTTGACAAAGCACTTGACAAAGCACTAATAAAGCACACATCAAAGCAAAGTGAAAGCACACATCAAAGCACTAGTAGTATAGATATACAATTATACAATAATACAAATATACAAGTTGACGATGAGTATTTTCTCGTCAACGGCAAAATTGAAAATGGTAATATAGTCGACTGGTATTTTAAAAACCATCAAACGTTATACGAAGCATTATTAATGCAATTACAAGCATCGAAGTTCGATATTGAGATACAAAAAAAATTAAGAGAACATTTTATAAACGGATTCAGTTTTAATGATTACAAACATATTCCAAATGCATTTGCAAAATTTATTCGAGAAAATATAAAAACATTGATACCACAGAAAGCAAAATTAGTAAGATGACATACGCAGATTTCAACATACAAATTCCTTATGGAAAATTAACAGGTGAAACAACTTGCATTTGTCCTCAATGTTCACACACACGAAAAAAATCTAAAGATAAATGCTTGGGTGTTAATTTAGACAAGAAAGTTTGGAGGTGCAATCACTGTGGCTGGAGTGGATTCTTAAAAAATGAAATTTATAAAATTGAATATAAAAAACCACAATGGCACAATAAAACAGATTTAAACGAGAATGTGGTACAATGGTTCGAGAAAAGAGGAATAATGCAAAAAACGCTACTTAAAACAAAAATTAGTGATAGTTTAGAGTGGATGCCACAAACAGGAAAAGAAGAAAATACAATAAACTTCAATTATTTTAGAAACAATCAACTTATAAATGTAAAATATCGTGACGGTAAAAAGAATTTTAAGTTATTCAAAGATGCAGAATTAATATTTTACAATTTAGATGAAATTAAAGATACTGATAAATGTTTTATTGTTGAGGGGGAAATTGATTGTTTGACTTTAATTGAAGCTGGTTTGTGTAATGTAGTTTCTGTTCCAAATGGTGCTAACACAAAAACAAATAATCTTCAATACTTAGATAACTGTTATGATTACTTTGTAGATAAAAAAGAAATAATACTTTGGTTGGACAATGACATTGCTGGTCGAAAATTAAAGTTTGATTTAGCTGATAGATTAGGTTTTGAGCGTTGCAAATTTATCGAGATAGAAGATTGTAAAGATGCAAACGAATACCTACTCAAATATGGTTTAAATGCTGTTGTCACGGTTTCAAGTAAAGCACAATATTTCCCGTTAGAAGGTGTATTCACAATATCTGATATTTCAAATGAAATTGATGATATGTATATCAACGGTTTAGATAGAGGTGTTACATTAAATATTCCAAATTTTACACTAAATATTGTAAAAGGTTATCTAACCATAATAACGGGTATTCCTTCACATGGTAAGTCTGATTTTTTAGACTATATCTGTTTACAACTAAGAATACTTCATAATTGGAAAGGTACATTTTATTCACCTGAAAATAGACCAACACAATTGCACTTTTCAAAAATGGTACGAAAAATAAGCGGTAAAAACTGGGACGGTTACGATAGAATAAGCATTGATGAATTAAACGAGATTAAACAGTATTTAGATAAAAGTATTTGGTTTTTGAAGCCTGAAAAGGATTTTAGCTTGACATCTATTTTAAAACAAATTTATGCGATTAAACAAAGATATGGATTAGATTATTTTGTAATTGACGCATGGAATAAGTTAGAACATAAGGACGATAAAACAACTTACATGGGAGAGGCTTTAGATGAAATTGTAAGATTTTGTGAGTTGCAAAATGTTCACTGTTTTTTAGTGGCGCATCCTACGAAAATGCCATCAGATATTCAAACAGGAAAAAGGAAAATTCCTACGCTTTATGATATTGCAGGTAGTGCTAATTTCTACAACAAAGCAGATAATGGAATTTGTGTTTATCGTGACTTTGAACAAGAAAAAACATTTGTACATGTGCAGAAAATTAAGTTCGACCATTGGGGTACTGAATGTGTAGCAGAGTTCAGTTACGATATAAAAAGTAAAAGATATTATGATGGAATTTTAGACAATAGAAGTTGGTTAAAACCACAAACACTAGCAGAAGAAATGCGAAATTACAAACCAACAAGCTACGAACAAGAAACATTCGAAATATTTTAAGAAACAAATAAAATAAAAATTATGACAGCAGAACAACAAAAGGCAAAGGATCTCATTGAAAAGGTAGGAACTAAAGAACA